CGTAAATAAACCTTAACCACTACAAGTATTATCAGATACGAGAAACGCACCTCGACCATGAGGCGAACCGGCTTCTCGCGTGACTCTTTGTCACGGCAGAGTTATGCTCCAAGTGTTCAAAATATGAGCCGCCGCCCTGAGACACGCCGTCGCGCTAGTGTACTCTCGACGACGTCGCTCGCCACTTCTAGCAACCGGTCAGTCTCGGTCACGGCGCAGAGGGGCCCTCAGGTACAGCCTAAGGCTCCTCTTGAGCTCTACGAGTACGGCGATCCTGTCGCGCAGTTCTCGAATGAGTTCCGCCACAACCCTCAAGGCGTGTCCGATGCAGTCCATCTTCGGTACCTCACGCAAGAGCAGCTCAATTCGGTCAGGGCGGATGAACGCAGGGCTGGTCGCGCTCTCGTGGACATGTCCTCTGCTTTGGTGCCTGTTAACGGTGCTCGCGTGCTCATCTTGGCGTGCGGACGCGGTGCTACCATAGCGGCCATTGCCAGATACGGCCCTGCGTCGATGACCCTTGTCGACTCGAACCCTGATGTCGTCGCTGGAGCACTGGAGCAAGTTGAGCGCATCGGACAATCTGCCTCTGTCAATGTCTTTCCGGTCGTTGACGACGCATGGTCCTTTGCTCGCTCAGACGATGGCGCCTATGACTTGATTTTGTGTGTGCATTCTGTGGCACAGATTATCAAGTCATCGCCATCCGGAAGTGAGGGCTTTGCTAACGATGTTTCACAGCTCCTTGCACCGGGGGGTATACTCATCATGGACGAGCACATGTCGTTCACTGACGTTGACGGCGTCGCACCAGCAGGAGTCTCTGACAGGGCCGATAGGCACATTGCTACCGGGCTAGGCAAGTTCAATGACGATGTCCCATACATGCTCCCCCGCGTTCTTCCTGGATGTGCCCGCCGTGCTGAATGGGTAACACCTGGCAACCCGCACCCAATGCAGCGCTGGTTCTACATAGCTTGGGAGAAGCGCTCAGACCGGGAGAACGTGCGGCCGCCGGCGCCAACGACCTTTCCGAGATTGGCCCCGCTTCCAGCATGTGGTCCCGTAAGCGACCCAGTCCTGTTCGAGTTGTCATATCCTAGGGCTTCTCGTGGCACTAAGCTGCCCATCAGTCGTGACGACCGCCGTGTTGTGCAGCCGGGACGTTTAATGCCCAAGGTTGACGGAACAGCCGCTGTTCTTCTCCTTGATGGATCGCTTGCACTCCATTCTGGCCCTAAAATGGGAGGGGCGTTTCGTCTCCCCTGCCATTTCGACGTTCCCACTCTATGCACTGCTGAGCTTGTTCTTTCGTCGTCGGGCGATTACCTTTTGTTTGTCACCGGCGTTATTGACAGAGGTGGGAGGCCCGTTGACCCTTCCTCAAACGCCGAACTGCGCACGCTAGATGGCCTTCATGACTATCTTAGCGAGGTGGGCATAATAGTCAATTCTCCCGACCTTATTCCGCATGTGTCAGGCAATACCCTGGTTATACCGGGCTCGCCGGCTGGGAGGACCGTACCTGTTGATGGCGTCAATCTGCTCGCTAACGGGCGCTGGGGGAGGTTCTTCAAGCCCTCATCAACCCTTTCAATTGATGTTGCCGCCGACGACTGGGCAATCATTAAGGGTGATTTGGTCGAAACCTTTCGTCTCACCAGGCCTTTTGGTAACCAAGGCTCTCCGGATTTTCCACGCCTTGGCCCCGCCAATTCTGGCGGTGTCGTTGAGGTCGGGGTTGAGTTCGATGGCCTCATGCCACATCTCCGCCCACTCCGGGGGCGGCCCGACAAAAGATCGTCCGACAAGACCGGCAAGGTGCTAGCTTTCCTATCGGCACTCGTTCGAATCGCGCCAATTGCTGTTGAGGTCTCGACCACCTCGCGTTTAATAAACTTTCTGAATACTGGATAGTGAGCCAGGGCGGAACACGGAGTCCGTGCCTGGTACGAACCACCGTCACCACCGGTGCCGACAGGGACCGGTGGGGGCCGTGGGGGGGGGG